TGAAGATTGCTGAACCACTGTCCGACATATCCAAACTGAGAGCGGTAAAAGTAGCACCACCATCATTACCTACAAAATTTATGTCTTTATCTGATTGGGGTGAATATATTTGTAAACTACCGGCGCTATTGGATAAACGACCGAATTCTGTACCACCATCTTTCAATAAGATGTCGCCACCATCTGCATCAAGGTTAATGTCTCCAGCAACATCGATAGTTAAGTTGCCAGAAGGAATATCAATCTCTTTGTTGGTACCCGAAAGGAACTCAAATTGGGTAACGGCATTGTCTTGGAAGAACCAATTACCACCATCAGCGTCAAGAGTAATGTCACCAGATGCATCTACTAAGTATGCACCCGTTACATTGGTGGTGAAGTTTCCACCAGAAGTTTGAGTAAATGTTGTACCTGATGTTTGAGAAACACTTGTTTTCGCAACAACGGTATATGTCGTATCAGAAGAGTCTAGAATCGCATTAGCGTTTCTTTCAGTGCTTCCCGTTACATTTTCAGTATAATCACCACCGATAGTATGCGTCAAACTGCCTGTAAGGGCCATATCTGTGGTTGCGCCCAACGTATAGGTGACACGTGTACTTCCAGCATCCGCAAAGACAATGTTGTCCCCGGCAGCATCTAAAGTAATATCACCAGTTACATCGAGTGCCACATCACCTGTTCGTGATATGGTACCGTCCGTTGCAAACTGATAGTTCGTTGTACCGGCATCCTTGAAGAAGATATCTCCACCATCAGGATCTAGTGTGATATCACCGGCAATATCAAGTGTATAGTCTCTTGGTGCACTAACCGTGTAATCACCATTCGCAGGAGTAAACACGTGAGTCACAGAATGACCAGCAGCACCATCTTTAAATGTAACAGTATCACTTTCCGTATCTAATACGATTATACCAGAAGCATCAACTGTGAAATCGCCTGTTACGGTAGTCGTAAAGTTTCCACCAGACACCTGGTCAAATGTCGTACCAGAAGTTTGTGTAAACTCCCACCCAGCAGTTTGTGAAATAGCCGAATCAGCATCGAGTGTATAAGAAGTACCTACATTATCAGTAGTACTTGTCCCTGAAGTTCTGGTAATTGATTGTGCAGCAACAGATACGATGTATGTCCCAGCAGAATCGATAATATAACCATCAATGTTGTTTGTATAATCTCCACCAACATCGTTGAGGTAATTACCAGTTACATTAGTGGTAAAATTGGTACCAGCTGTCTGAGTAAACGTTGTACCAGAAGATTGTGAATAAGAACCCGTAGTTGCTGTCTGCGAAATATTAGTCTTAGCAACATCTGTAATTGTACTGTTTATAGATGTTCGTGTAATAGTACTATTTGCAGTCAACGTAGAAGTTGTTGCAGCAGAATCTTTAAGGTAAGTTCCAGCCTTGGTGTAAAGGAAACCTGAACCCGTTTCAGTATAGTTTCCAGTAATATCAAGAGTCGGGGATGCTCCTACACCGAAAATAAATTTATTAGCAGTAATAGCACGAAGATGAATCTGGTCGCCATCTGCCTCAAGATAGATGTTGTTTGATGCGTCCAGGGTAATATCTGTACCTGTCAATTCTTGTGTAGTAGTAGAAGACTGAAGAATTGAACCTGAACCCGAAACCGTGTAATTACCTGTTACGTCAATTTGTGGTGTCGCATCAAGGTTGAACACCATTCTTGTGTTAGTTGCATCAACAAAGTTAATTTGTTGTCCAGCAGCATCAAGAGTGATATCACCGGAAGCGTCTACAAGAACATCGCCGGTAACCGTAGTGGTGAAATTACCACCGGATACTTGGTTAAATGTCGTACCAGCGACCTGATAAATGGATGCGCCAGCTGAATCAACTAATGAACCACTAATGTTTCGAGTAAGGTTACCTGTCCAACTTTCACTGTTGTTGCCACCTAGATTATATTGAACTCTTGTTTGGGCACCATCTTTAAAGTAAATATCGTTACCAGCAGCATCAAGGGTGATATCAGTAACCGCATCGACTGTATAATTATTGGGAGCGGTGATTGTATAGTTGGCGTCATCGGCCAACGAATGAGTAACTTGATCCCCACCAGCACCATTCCTGAAGATGATATTGTTAGCGTCAGCGTCAAGTGTGATATTACCAACCGCATCGATGACAACATCATTTGGAGCAGTAATTGTGTAGTTTGCACTATCTGCTAACGTATGAGTTACAGTATCACCACCAGCACCGTTCTTGAAGATAATATCATTACCGTCAGCATCAAGAACAATGTCGCCAGTAACATCAAAATAAAGGTCGCCTTGTGGTACATCCATCTCAAGAGTATTAACATTTCCTTGAGCACCCATCTGGAATTGACCAAACGTTGTACCAGCTCTCTTGAAGAAAACATCACTATCAGCAGCGTCAAATATAATGTCGCCTTCAACGTCAAGTGTATAATTGCCCACAGAAGAGATACTAGAAGTACCGCCGACTGTTAATGTGTAGTCTGTTCCTACTGTATCTGTCGTCGTAGTGGTAGAAACCCTAGAAATAGAATTTGCTGAGTCTGCAATAGAACCATCAACATCGACCGTATAATTTCCACCGGCGGTTAATGCGTAGTTAGTACCTACTGTATGAGTCGTTGTGGTACCTGATACAGTTTGTATAGATGTTCCAGCTGAATCAAAAATGGAACCCCCAACGTTAGTTGTTAAACTGCCGGCCATAGCAATATCAGTTGTGGCACCAAGAGTGTAAGTTATTCTTGTGGTACCATCATCTTTAAAGATAATGTTATCGCCGGCAGCATCCAATGTAATATCAGCTACAGCATCAATAGTATAATTATTAGGAGCTGTAATTGTATAGTTGGCGCCATCTGATAATGTGTGCGTGACTGTATCGAGACCTGCACCATTCTTGAAAATGATATCGTTGCCGTCAGCATCTAATATGATATCACCTGAAGCGTCTACAAGAACATCTCCTGTAACGGTAGTCGTAAAGTTCCCGCCCGATACTTGGTTAAATGTAGTAGTAGAAGTCTGAGTAATTGAAGACCCAGCAGTTTGTTCGAGGGTAGTGCCAGTGTTTAGTGTATAAGAACCAGCAGTTGCGGTATCAGTAATATTTGTACCAGCAGTTCTGTCAATGGTTGTACCAGCGTCTTCATCGATAGACCCAGTGATATTGACAACAGAATTACCACCAGCTGTTAAATTGTAATTAGTGCCAACCGTGTGTGTAGTGGTTGTACCTGATACGTGAGTAGTAGAACCCGTAGTTGAAGTTTGTGAAATGTTTGTACCAGCAACAACAGTGTACGTTGTTCCAGCAGAATCTTTAATAGACGTTGCAGCGTCTAAGGTATAGGAACCAGTATATGCAACATCTGATATGTTAGTACCAGCAGTTCTAGAAATAAATGTTCCGGCAGAATCCGAGATAGAACCATCAACGTCAACTGCATAGTTGCCGCCTGCGGTTAATGCGTAATCAGTGCCTACTGTATGAGTTGTTGTAGTAGTGGAAACTGTTTGTATAGAAGTTCCAGCTGAGTCAATAATTGATCCGGATACATTGCGAATAAGGTTGCCGGTCCAATTCTCGTTGTTATTGCTACCTAAATTAAATTGAAGCCTTAGGGCATTTCCGTCTCTGAAGAAAATGTCATTTCCGTCAGCATCGAGAGTGATGTCGCCGGATGCATCTACAAGAACATCACCCGTAACAGTAGTAGTAAAGTTTCCACCAGACACCTGGTCGATTGTTGTGCCGGCAACCAGTGTATAACTGGTACCAGCAGAATCTTTCATCGAACCATCTACATCAACCGTGTAGTTGCCACCAGCGGTTAGTGCGTAATTGGTACCAACTGTATGAGTAGTGGACGTACCAGAAACATGTATGATAGACGTTCCAGCTGAATCTTTTAAAGAACCCGATACATCACGGACGAGATTACCACTCCAATATTCAAGATTGTCAGTTCCTAATGTATACTGAACTCTTGGTTGACTACCATCTCTAAACACAATATTGTTAGCGTCAGCATCAAGGGTAATGTTACCTACAGCATCGATGACAACATCATTTGGAGCAGTAACAGTATAGTTGGCGCCATCTGATAATGTGTGCGTGACTGTATCGGCACCTGCACCATTCTTGAAGATGATGTCGTTGCCGTCAGCATCTAATATGATATCTCCTACAGCATCGACAGTATAGTTGGCGGGCGCAGTAATTGTATAATTGGCATCATTTGCTAACGTGTGAATAACCTCATCACCACCGCCACCATTCTTAAATCGAATGTCATTACCATCAGCATCAAGAACAATATCACCAACAGTATCGATGGTGAAGTCACCAGACATCGGTGTGATGAGACTTATATTACCTGCGGCACTATCATATAAAAATTCAGCTGCAATAGTACCGGTGTTACCGTTTTGAATATAAAGACTACCGCCGTCTGCACGTAGATATAAATCGTCACTTGTTTGATTTAGACGATAATCGAGCTCGATTAAATTTCCGACAATATCGCTATCGGAGGCTAAAGAAGTTCCTGGGTCAGTTAATAAACGTCTCTTGTCACCAAGGTCATCACCAATTTGATTGACCTTGCGACGAAAAGTATTTACGTTATCTGTAAGGTCAACTAGGGTAGGACGGTCGTATCCGTAAGGGTCTGCCATTATAGTTTCTCTAATATCTTAGTTAACATGTCTTTGATATCGGCAACCTCATTTTCTAAAGAATCAACTTGTGCGATGAGTTTTGAATGTTCCTCTTTCGTCTCAAGTCTTTTCTTTTTTCGCTCACGGGCCGTTTCAACTTCTTTTTTATTTATATTAATTATGGCACCCGTTCTTGTATCTCTTCCGATGCCTGTATGACCATCTACTTTTAATAAATCCACGTCAATCCACCAATGCTATTGCTCTTAAATCTCTAACCATAGGAACTTTAGAAGAATTTAAAGAACGTAAAACCAATTTTATTTGGAATTCAGTAAATGCATCTAAGTCACCATCGTCTCCACCAACAAGGTTCGTATACTCTCTGAAAATTGCGGGGTTCTCATCCGTTGGCAAAGTATTTTCTGGAGCATCATAGACCCAATTCTTTTCAGTAATATTTTCACCTTCAACAGCGGTTCTGTAATACAGATCAACTTTTGCTCCGCCCGGAACATTAGCAGCGTAAAGTATCTTTAAACCAACCGCATCTTCTGCCAAAGTAATTGGTTTGGTAATGTGTTTAGCTGGATGAGATCCACTGTAAGGGTCAGTTTCCGATGTGAATCTAATTGGAATATTTTTACCACCACTAGTGTCAGCTGAATCTTGATAATCAATGATATTCTCAATCATGATTAAAGAACATCTCTGTAAGTCTAACATAGGTGATACAAATTCATGACTAGATTTCATATCGACTTTAATTTCAACAGATTCCACTGAAGACATTTCAGTAACCTCGTTATAACGATTAGCACAAACTCTTGGATAATCGAATGAGGTATTAATTTTGGGTGTAATTCTCTGCCAGTCCGTATCTTTATTATACTGCACGTTTGGTCCAGTGGTGATTGTCGGGCCCGCAATAGGTTTACCAGCAGTAAACTTATAACCGGCCGACACAGAAGTGAAATCTGGGTTTGCAGTTTCGATAACGAGATTGGCAACATTGAATTGAATATTTCGATCTGAAGTTATTTCATTACCACCAAAAGTCGATGTTGTTGGTGCAACACTATCCATATCGAAAGTGTACCCGAAAGCATCGGCTTTGGTTACTGTTCTTCTAGTACCGTTAATGGTTAAAAGTGAAGAACCAAGAATACCAGCACCACCACCATATCGTGAAGCAGAATCTAAACCTAAAATTTCTGCTTCATCACCAACAGTTAAACCGTGGTTATAATGTGAAATATATACCTCAGTCGAACCCTGAGTTGTATTAATTGGATCTGGATCTAAAAGTTCACGAGGCACCACTGCATTAGTAAACACAGCTTTACCCCCAAAACGGAAATGTGCACGATATGTTTTGTACATCAAATCAACGTTCTGATCTGGTTCCCAAATCTGAGAGTTTTGTGACTTAAAGAAAGAACCCAAAGAAGGTTGAGTTAGAATTCTCTGATCCGTTGAACCAAGGACCCATTGTTCCATTTCCGAAACATATACAGTATACTTGGGAGTATTTGGTGCGATTACACAAATAGCATATTCAGTGAACGGACTCAAGAAAACAGGTTCTTCGAATTCAAATATAGTTTCAGCTGCTTTAATCGCTGTCATATTTCTACGGTCTTCTACAGCAGGCACTAATACCTGAGACGGTGCAACGTACTTACTCGCCATAATTTTAGTGGCTGAAGGTGCACCATTGACAGTAGGACGTATCTGAACCTGAACCGGAATATCTGGATCTTTAGTACAGAAGAATATACCAACCTTGGTTAAGAAAGCACCATATTCATTGTCAACCATAAATGTCTGTGCAATTGGATCGACATACCCTTTAGCAAGTTTGATATTGTCAAAAGTTTTGAGACTTTGTAACGATGCAATTGCTGATAGATCCACTTCATCAACATTAAAAGTGGTGACAGAGTTTGTTGTGGTTGATTTATTTGATTCATTAGTAGTTACCGCAACAGGAGCAGACTTCTGATCCTGATAATCTGTACCGGAAGCTGAACCACCACCAGGTTCAACAACTGTTGAGGATTGTTCTGCATATTGACCATCAGTCTGTATTTGATAATTTTCATTGACATTAATTGAATTCGCAGTTCCAACAACCGCTTCACCACCATTATCAACATTAAATACTACTGCCGCCTGAGTTGGTTGAGAACCATTATCACCTTCAGCATTAATTTCTATAGACTGAAGAGTTGTTGTTCCAGATGCCGTTGAACCAATACCAGATTCACCACCATGTCCGACATCACTACCAACAGCACTGTTTTCTGTTTGTACAGTGATTTCGTTGGTGATATTGTTAACATTAGTAACATATTCATTATTAACATTAGTAACGTTGGTTATGGTATTATGAATATTTTCCTCGACAGTAATGTTAGTAATATTCGTAATTTCAATGTTGTCAATTTCTTCACCAAGAATATCAATTTGTTGTTCGAGATCAGCAATTTCGTTTTGCATATCTTCTACGGCTGAAAGAGTTTCAGTGAATAGGTTAGCAGTAGTTTCGTTTTGTTTCAACGATGTACTAGACGATGTTGATACGGAAACACTTTCACTATAAAAATCAGCAGTAGCTTCATAAAGTACACGTGTACTCAAAACATCTCTTTGTCTTTGGTTTAAGGAACCCGCAGCGGTGTAAATTGCAAATGCTTTTGAAGTTGCAGCTTGGTCAGCTGGTTGATTCACATCCAAGAGTTTAAATTCTAGAGAACCGCAAGGGAATCTATCAACATCTTGTGCTGGGTCATATTCAGTAACGCCTAGAATGGTATTATAATATTGTCTTGTATTCACTCTCCTTGGAATTACAAAAGAACCAGAAACTTCGCCGAACTGATTAGCTACCAAAGGAGTCGAACCGTCTGGATGAGATTCATACTTCGTAAAGTTGTTTCCAACATCTTCTGATCTTTCTGACCAACGAACAAAGTCTTCCTGTCTACACCACTTAGAAACATTCTTATTGTTAAAGAAAGGATAAACTCTAATGTTAGGTCTCATACCTTCCGCTTTAAAATAAATCTTCCTAGAACGCATCCAGGGAATACTGAACACCTGAACAATTCTATCACCAACAACCTGTTCTACTGTTTCTTCAGCGACAATTTTGGTTACCGTATGTTTGGTAGTAGTAGTTGTTACTGCGGTTGATACGTCAGTAGTTACACTTTCGGTAAACAGTCCATCTCCGGCTTGCGTGGTTGATGTTGTGTTAACATTTGTTTCAGAACCAGCAATTGAAGAAGTAACACCAGTAACCTGACCTACTTCTTTATCATCTGGATTTTGTCCCGCCCAGTTAGTTTCATGTTCGTTCCAAATAAACCCAACGTCAGTACTTTCAATCCTGGTTCCGTTTGGTATAATTTTTGGAGCCTTATACTTGGTTTCTTTCCACTCATCAGAAGCTGGTGAAAGGTCCATAAATCCTTCAAAGATATTAATGATGAACGGGTTTACAGACTCGGTACGAGATGCGATTTGAACAGACTTCCAATCAACTTCTGCATAATCGAGAAGTAACATATCGCCTTTTTTAACAACCCCCGCTGAAGATACACTATCCCAAAGTAAACGAATATTATCCTGAGTAAATTTAGGTCTCAGAAGATTACCTTGGAAATCTAAGGCAGCACGATATTCTTTCGCTGTAGTAGCTGATAAAGTTTGGTCCTTGAAGTTCTCAACAAAGAAACCGGACTTGGTTCTAACATTACCATCAGCATCAAGAAGACTTAAATTCTTAGTATCTAGTTCCAATAAACTAAGTGTAGTGACTTCTTCCAATCGATCCAGTTTCTTTTCTATTTTGCCGATATCTTTCATCGTATAACGACGAGCTTCAATCTTAGTAATAGAAACATCTTCTGGAGTCAATGTATTGGCGTTCATTACGATCTTATACAAATCTAATGCATCATCCGGAGTCTTTTTAAACTGAGGATTTCTTGAGGGAACACCCCTAATATACATTAGTTTCCCACCCTGAGACATTGCTAATTTATCAGCACGAGGAAGATAATAACTATTGTCCCCTGTCATAATAGACGAACGTTGTGGTAAATAAAATTTGTCCGTTCCATTATCGAACGTACCACTTACACTATCAAAATCTGGTCTAAGGTCAATTACATTGTACAATCTGGTAGTTTTATCGTAGTTTGGTTTATAACTTGGAATATCGTTGTATACAATATTAAGCGGACCACCAATGGTTGGTGTAGGATTACTCACATAAGAAGATCGTGAATAAAAAGAACCTATACTACCTCTCTGCCAATATTGGAAATCTACAAAGATCGGGCCAGAATACGGAAATGTTGGTATTAAACGTCCTTTAGCGTAATGGGTATCTCTTTGTCCATTATCTAATGTAAAATAACTGAATATACTTTGACCATTAGCACTGTCTTTGATCTCTGAAACTGAACGAATATCATATTCACCAAGACTGAATGGTGTACCAGCAGTAACGGTGCCTGTAATCTGAACTCTGTTTGGTTTCTTTTCTTTTGCAGCAGCGTTAGAGATGGCTTTATATCCCGTTACAGTATATGTACCACCAACAGTAGTTAATCCGGATATAGTCGCTTGACCTGCCGGTGCGCTCAGTCCGTTAGCTTGAGTTGTAACAGTAAATGGCACTGAACCCGAATCGGTACTTGATACTATCCAAGATGATGTATCGGTAAAGTTTACCGAAGCTTCGTTCGTATCGAGGGTATCGCCGTTTGTAAAACTTTGTTGGAAAATAAAATCATAATCCAAATCACCAACTATAGAAGGTCTAGGTCTAGACAACGTGAAAAGAAGATCTTTGTTTTTTTGTTGTCCTTTAATCAATGCTCTAGGTGGATTACCCTCTAACACTAGTCTATAATAATTGGTTCCAGTCGCATCACCTATACTTCTTGCAGTTCTAATATTAGATGAAATATCACCAGTGCTGGCGATGTAAATTCTATGAACCGAATTAACACCACTAACAGCACCTGTCGATCTTTCTATAGATCTAATTTTTACTTTAGCTAAAACTGAACCCTGAGCACTATCGTCATCATAAAGATAAGCGGTTGAATTTAATGGGAGTGTACCACGATGCGTACCTTTGTCGGTACTGTTTCCATTAAAGTACCTGTCATAAACAACAGGAATACCGTCCCCTTCAATCGTTTCAACTGCTGTTGGTTTGGGTATAGGAATTTTTTTCAGAGTTGGGTTTTCTGCACGATAACCATTAATATACGCAATACCCTTGGACACTTCGAGATATAATCTATCTGGAGTTGCTGCAGAATCAATTTCAACGTATCGAATTTTAAAAGGATCAACAATGTAGTTGCCAGATTCTTCTTTCGTTCTTTGAGCCAAAACATCATTAATTTTATTATATTCGTTTAGACCAGTAACCTGATTTGCGATTGCTCCATTTGCAACCCTGCATAAGAATATGAAATTTTCTGACTCTAGACAATCTTCTCGGCGTGTTAATTTTAAACGAATACGATATCGGTCAGCACCAGGCGATGTTAAGTTTGGAACAGACCCCTGATTATCATAGAGTAAATTACTGTCCGCCGCAGTAACAATATCCTGAAAAACTTTAAACCCAATATCCCCAGTATACCCCGTTGCATATTTTCTTAGTATTAAAGCTTGTTTGGGAACTTCGACAAAATGTCCCATAACAAAATAAGTTCCTGCACCAACGCCTATTTTGCTTCCAGCGCCGACCGGCCAAATAATTGGACTTGTATTAGAGGCTTCAACAGCAACAGAACCACCACCACTGACAGATAATACATCACTAGGCGCAAATCGAGCAGCAGAAGGACCAGAGTTATCTGCAACGTTAGGGTCGCTAGCTTGTGGTGTAGTATCTTTATACACGACAAAAATTGTAGGAACGTTTGTCGTATCTCCATCAATTCCAGATCCAGGAACCCACTGTACAACTTCAGCTGTGATGGTTGGACTACTACCGGAGGTTAACGTTTTACCAACCAAATCAGATGACGGAGATCCGACATTGGGGTTTAGTCTAACATATTCGTATCGGTTATTAACATTAATACCGCCAGGTTTTACTGCAGCACCAGTTTTAAATAAATGTGCGCCGAGTCTACCAATTTCTTTTTGAATAATTGTCTGTAATTGGTTTAATTCTCGAGCTTGAAGTGCACGTCCAGAATTGAACAAAACTTTATGATAACCTTTGGCAGCATCATAATCGTCTTTATAAGTTGATCGTTCAATACTTTCGCTGTAAGTGGTTGGCATTTTTAATAATCCTTAAAATGTAACTACAAGTTTTAAATCTTGTCGAGATTCAGTGTCCCTTGGAATTTCTCCACGACTATCAATATACAAAAGTTTTCCAGAATAATTATCTATATCTGGTGTGATGAAGGTGGCAATTTCCCCCTGAGCAGTAGCAATTAAACTATCTACCTGTTCATTCAATTGAAACGCTTCATAACCTGTCGAATCGTTTTGATGATAATATAAGAAACCTGTGATGTTCACACCATCAGAACTATCATAAACATGGTCAACGACGGCTTTGGCCCCAGATACAGCACCCGTAATGGTGTCATTCACTACAAATCCACCGCCGACACGAGAATTTAATGTCATCCCTCTCAGGTTGTTACCAAGAGGGTCAGTAAAATAATCACTGTCATTAACTGTAGTAGTGGGGTTTTTCAGCAACGAAATCTGTCTGAAATATGTTGTCTGTGGTCTATATGGTATAATTTCACCACCTTCATTTCCAGCAAGTTGAACATTGAACATCAATTGTGTTGCTCTCAGGTCAATTGTTGGATTAGCACCTATTCCGTTTCTTGGTGACAATATTGGTCTAGCAATGTTTTCATTACCATTTACATAAACCTTAGCATAGTCGTATTCACTTCCGAATTGCCAACCAGTGCCGATACCATTACTGTCAATTTCGATACCAACCAAATAACCTGTACCATCAACAATTGCTCTTCCAGCTGCACCACTTCCATTACCTTCAATAGTAATCGTGGGAAGGGCGCTCTGAGAATATATTCCTGCACCAGCGTCTAATATCTGAAAACCAACTATCTGTTTCGGATTAGCAACATCCTGTACTGCCTTTTGTTGAATATCAGTAGCAGGATCGTCTACGCCAGCTGAATCAACAAATTTTACTGGAATGAATTTAGATGTGACATAGTTGTCGGTATCAGCAACACTAATTGTGTATAAGAATTTCCAAAAATATCCATCACTCGTTTTAAATGGCACACCGTTCAAACCGCCACTTGGTTGAATGGTAGAAATACCTAGATTGGGTACAGATTTACCTGTAATTGGATCAGTGAAAACACCACCGCCAGTACCAGAACGTAAACACATATAAACCTGGTTCTGGTCGTTCAGTACATAATATTTTTTAGAATCGTCATCATGGTCTGTGTGGTTGTCATTATATCCATAATAAATCGTACCAGAAGTCCAATTATATCGAGGAACAACATAACTTAAATTACTAACAAGTTTTGACGCTTGGAAAGCGTTTCTTGTTAACCTAGAATAAGCCGGAGATTGCAGATAATCAACCTGAGAAATGTTTGGAACAGTATCAGTAGCATTCCACTGTTCAGATCGGCCGATAACGATATAATAGTTATCGCCTGAATCAAAATCTCTAATGAGTTCTTCTGTCAGTTCTCTTTTGAATTGATCAGTTATTGTTGCTGTCATTTCTATTTAACCTTTATGTTATTGTTACATCACTTTTATTGATAACGTACCAAAGAGCTCCATCCCAAATTAAATGTGCCACGGTTGGTCCGCCTACACCACTTCCACCAGTCATTGCAAATTTAGTTCCTTGACCGAAATTTGTTGGTGTTATCTCTACATTATTAGCACCATTCATATTTGTTATATACAACACCTGACCTTTCTCACCACCGTCTTGCAACGTCCAAGGATGAGGCGGTGTTCCAGTAGTTGAATTCAAGAATATCGCCGGTTGATCTCCTGGTAAAGTACCACCAGTTCCAGAGGTCTGAGCGCTTTGTTGGCCATCACCAAACATAACTCGACCATAAAGTTCTGTAGCGCCGGTTCCCTTTGGTAGAAGTCTAATGTTAATATTAGTTTCATCACCATCTACTGTAATGTCAATCGGGTTCGCTGCACTACCATTTCTAATTTTTAAATAGTTAACCGCTGACGATTGTTTTACAAAACCTAAAATGGCGTTATTAGCATCGTCTTGCCAAGTACCATCTGCAATAATAGCATTATTTATTGCTGCTGAATCGAGAGTCTTATTGGTTAATGTCTGAGAGGTATTTGCAAAAACAAAAGCGTCATCATCAGATGCAACAGGTAAAGTTATTGTTCTGTTACCAGTAAGTTCTGAAGGTAAAACTTTATACGTATGGTCTGCACTTAAATCGTTAATCAACAAAGCGCCGTATGAACACGAATCGAGTGTTTTGTTTCTCAAAGTCTGTGTCGCAGAATCAAGAACAACGAAAGCTGAATAATCTGGAAATTTAATAAACTGGTTTTGTGATGGTCCTACTGCACCAACATTGGTTTTATATGTAAATGTAACATCTTTGAAATTAATAGACGCACTATCGAAGTCAACTTGTGTTCCAATTGTGAAACCGTCTGGACCGAAAGTGTCATAAATTTCTTGAAAATTGGCATTTATTTTGGCTGCACCATCACGCAAAGTATCTCCGGTACCATCATTAGCCGTTGTGCCTGTAAAAACAATTTGCCTTGTCATTTTTTAATCCAATTTACCTTAGTTGTTATTTATAAGTTATTTTCTATCGAATGTTGCAAAAGTTCCAACAGAAGTTATTAATGATGTGTCAGAATCCAGAGAGAAGTCAATTGTACTACCAAGGATTTGATCAGCATCTGCACTACTATCCATATCGAACGACGAAAGTTTAGGCGTCACATAAGAGGAATCATAATCAACACCAATTGTTCCGACAAGAGCGTTATTTCCGTCAACACCAGCATATGCGTCTCTTTCTCCTGGCACCACAAAACCACCTAAGAGTTTCAATGTAGTTGGTGAGAATGCTGCCAATGGATTGAGTGCATAATTTTCAAATTGTTCGATATGATATCTATCCAATGCAACTTTGACCTTGCCAAGACCACCTGTGTATTCTGAATCGTAAATAGCATAGTGACTGAGTTCTCCTTGGTTTGCAACTAGAGGCGACACGGCAGCAGAATCTTCGATAAGTGTGAATAGATTTTCATTTCGACCAGCACTATCCATAAGATCATAACCATCAAACGGTAATCCACCGAAACCAGCTTCAGCAACAGCTTGAATCTGACCCGCCAGATAAAATCCAGCAGGATGAACAAACAATTTATATACTTCTCTCCATACTGTAATAGGAATACCTATTTTAATAAGAATAGCGAAAGTTTGATATAATTTATCATCAGTTAGATAACGATTACTTAATGGACCGATTTTTGAATCATTTAAATAGAATATTTTTTCTTTAGTGTATTCAACATCGGGGTCTTCTTGGAAGAAAGAACGAAAAAATTGTTGAATAGCCAGTTTAGAACCTTTCGCTTTATAAAGGTTACTCGCAATTTTAGCCGCACCCCTTTTATCAGAAAACCCTTGAAAATAACTTTCACCCAACAACAATTCATCTTCTAAAAAAGATAAAAGTGTTATGTCAGTTTCGGTAATGTCTTTACTTTCAAAAAGATGATCAACAAGTTCAGCCGGTGATTCCTCACTTTCGAACCACTCATAATATTTTTCGAGAAAAGTAATGAACTGGTTATATTCCCCAGCAAAATGTTCGGGCAATACCTCCTCTATCCTTCTATCGTATAAGGATAATTCTCGTCGGTTCCTTTCTTCGTGTCCGTAATGTGCCATGGTTTATAAACTTGTTACTTCTACTGGTGATTCAACAGATAAGGAATTATCGAATATTAAAATATTATTTCTTTTCGGTGAAATAGCACTCTGATTACCAGGTACGACTGAAATTTTAATAAAATCATCACCACCCAAGATTACATCAGGAGCGAACGAAATAAGTCTAAGTCTACCGTCTAAAAAATATTCCCCAACATTGTCAACGAGGGCGATATTTGCACCTTGCTGAATAACTTGAATTACACGAGAACCTAATTTGTTTCTCAAGAAACATGTTTTACCATTAAATCTGAACAAACTTGATGTTACTACATAATCTTGATTTGTTGGCGCCGCTATTTCTTGAGGGAAATAAAAATTATAATTTGTAGCTTTTCCTAATGTGCTGATAGTATCTCCAGTAGAATTGGTAGTTTCAGCTACGAGTCTCTGTTGCATTTTAACATCTGCCCTACTAGAAAGAACTGAAGGATCGACATTATCAACTTGAGTCAATAAATTAGAACGTCTGAAAGACTGTCCAAATTTACCAATTGTATTATTAAAATAATTATCCACAGCATTACCAACATTTGTTTTAATTGTATTTAAACCCAGCGTGGTAAATCGAGGGTTGTATTGATAAAATATAGAAGTTTCGATATAAGTAACAATGGGATCTAAAAATCTTAATCTCCAAGATACTATCGATAACTGATTTACATAACTATCGATACTAATTTTTAAATCTGATATATCATCATCAGATAAACCAGCTTTCCATCTAATACTCATATACACCGCTCCGTACTCTGGTGGATCATTGTCTTCGCCACCCCAGGAATTGATTTCTTCGATGTATTGACGAAACCTAGCAAACACTAGGGTCGAATAATCACTTGCTACCACCATTCTATTTTGTGTTGTGTATTGAAATGGTGCGTTCTTTTTAATAGATTCGTTTGTTTCTTTTTCAGCGCCACCCGAAGAATTGGATATTGTGGTAGCGGTGATATCTACTTCAGCATTGTCGTTATTGGTCAGTACAATCGACAATTTTTCAGCCGCAGTGAACACTTTACCACCGTTAGCAACACTACCGCTACAACTAATATATTCGACAATAATTTTACTACCAGCATTCGGTGTAGGCCCAAGTGTGTTACCGTTACCGAAAGACAACTCAAAGAAACCATTAGGGGTTTCCTTTAAAACATAAATTAATGAACTTTCTGTTATTTCTGTGACTTCTGTAATGGGAGAGTATATTTGAAAATCCGTTGAAGAAGGTGTATCATAAACACGCACAACCACCGTAGATCTATCTAAATTTTTATCCGGTATGACGTATATTTCATCATCATCAGTAGACCCTACAATATAAGTTCTTGTTTTTACAGTACCTTCATAAATTGGTATTTGAGACCTATTATCACCAGATGGAAGTTCAAACGAATACACGCCCTGATTATATGAAGCGGTTACAGCTTCTCTCGTAATAAAAGAATATGATACATCGTCAATTGTTGAGTTGAATTTAAAATTTTTCGGAATGGTAATAGAAGATGGTTCGTTACCTGTCTCCAAAGAAGTACTAAGTTCTACTTTTGCATTTGAGGAAGTTCTAGAACCAGGAATATAACCAATAGCTTCTGCCAAGGAAACAATTGAACTTCGTAGTTGTGCTGTACCAAGAAAAGATTCATTTAAAGCGTAATTGGCAATTAATGCATTATAATGCGTATTGTATGCTAAGACATCTAAAAGATTAGATAAACCTGAACCTTCAAAATCATAATCTGTAAATTCTGATTGTGATTCAAAAAAGGTCTTTAGATTATTTTTGATTGTATCAAAATCTAAAGCAGTTGACTTAATTGTCGTTGCCATTTTATCTTAACCTCGAAATTGTGGTTTCTAATGTTATATTTTGGTCAGTGTTTTTTATGGTGAATATTAAAATAATATTTACTGCATTAATATCTTCTTGTACACCAACCTGTATTGACCTAACAGAAGCCCTTGGTTCATATGTTTCTATAACAGATTTTATCCTTGATACGATTTGATTTCCAGTATCACCATCAGCAAGTTCAAAGAAAAACCTCTGTAGGTCAACACCAAAACCTGGATCGAAGGGTTTATCCAGTTTGTTAGAGTTTAAAATTGTCTTTATTGCCTGTTTTACCGCTGCACCTTCCGTTTTCTTGAAGATATTGCCAACATTACTGGCCGTAAAACTAAGGTCCAAATCTTTGTAAGGTTTAACCCTAGTACTCGTTACGCTGATTTTCGATATATCAGCATCTTCTAGCGAAAAAACTTTGGAGACCATTTCTTTTTAATTCTCTAAAACAATAATCTTATTTATATGGGTTTTAACACTTCAATAACTTCATTTAAAGATAAAGTGTTTCCATTATATGTTGTCTTTAAATTCTTACTAAACGACAAATCAAAGTTTTCATTTGCCACTGGCATAATCATTACTAGTTGACAACTGAGTTCACCTGAAGGGTCATATGTATCGTAATCAAGAATAAGTTCCTGATACTTCAAAAAGTCTTTCCAATACACGGCCAGTTCGAACGAGTTCTCAAAATCAATCTTACCGTCTTCTCCAAGCAATTGATAAACAATCGCACGTCCAGTTTGTTTGTAATCGTTAATGGAGTTTCTTGTAGATGTTTCTCCAGGCGCTGGTTTATATAAACCTTCTGACACAATCAATCGGTTTTTTTCAAAAGTTTTGTTTGTGATTACTGTTCGCATCACTTCCGCCTGAAGATAGAGTTGGCGTGCGATAAGTTTTTTATCACCAGTCATTTGTTCAAACTGTAAACGAGAACCCTTAGACCCCAGAAACTTGGCAATAGTAATACCAGGCGCGAGAGGTGTTGCAGAAGTAATCTCCGACTGAAAGTTCGGATTGTATACGGGGTCAACAAGATATATCATTACGGAGTAAACCTCTTACTTCTATTTTCTGCTGGGTTGTTACCCAATAAAGTTCTACCAAATTGTAGACTTGGTTTTCTATTATATGCCCGACCAATTCTCTTTGGTCTTATGTCAGCGTATGTGTTTGAAAGTCGGCCTTCTCCAATCAGTGTTCCTATGAGGGTTGAGTTCTGTAAGTTTGCCGGATCTCTTAACTTGGATCTTATCTCATGAATATTAGGTTCTCTGTTGAATAAACCATCATAGTCATCTGTTTTTAAAATCTCTAATTTAAGTTCATCACCTGGATCAACTTTTACGTTTCGAATACCGTAATTGCCAGAAGACAATAGAGGTGTTATAATTGCGGTTGTTGGCATATCCGCTGTAGGTTCAATCTGAACATAAGGCATTTCAGTTGGATACGGTTTCTTACTCTTGGGACTAGAAGAACCTGTGGGTGCTGACCCGGCAGTTGTAGCGAAATCGGCGAGAGGTACATGTCCAGCCTCATCTGCAAAGTCTGCCGTAATTGCTTCTGTCGCCTTACCTATAAACGTTCCATAATGTGTTGTGGCGCCCAAACCAGAACCACCTGGAGGACCAGAGAAAACTTTGCCGTAGTGATCAATCAGTTGTCCACCAATTGTTCCTGTTACACCAATCACTGAAACTGTATCAGCATCGAGCAATGCGACTTTTGAAGAGGCGACCCATTCATTCACGGCTGTAGTGATCAACTTATCTCCACTGGTAAATTCTACACTACCTTCAACATAATTTTTCTGTTCGCCCTTGACAAACACGTTTCTGTTTGATAACATAGTTTCCGAATTAACATCTACCACTCGAAGAGAACGAGAACCTTTTATCGTATGGTTCTGATTTTCATCAACTGTCTTGGTATGGTTACGGTGAATCTTTTCTGTCTTATTACCAGCCGTAGTGATGTTAATATTTCCTTCTACTTCGAGATTGTAATCACCCGAGATTTTGACATTGACATTGCCTTTGTATACTAGGTCTGCTTGACCTTCAACAATCACAACATCATCGCCACCTGTAACAGATACTTTCTTATTGACAGATGAAAATAAAACACTACCGTCTGCTCTGAGTTCTAGTCCAGCCCCACTTCGATGTTTTATGAGTATTCGTTCACCACCAGGTGTATCGTCCACATGAATTGCATGGCCTGAGGTTGTCTCTTGGACCTGATTGTAAGGAAACAATGAGGGTTTTTGATCCGAAAACTTTACGGATACTCCATAGTCACCGCCTCCAGCAAAAAGGTTTTGTATAACTTCACCACGAGCGGATTTGTTAATGGAAGAA